TAAAGTAAGTGCTGCATTATTTCCAACTGCTGCTGCAGTTGATAAACCATCAGCATCTAGTGCTGTAGCCGTAATTACAGACGATGATTTTAAGTCTTGTGCCATAGTTCCTCCTTAGCCTTGGACTATTTGATGGGGCGAAACGCCCCATCATAATTTAATTTATCTACGGTCCAATATTCAACCAAATTAGCGAATATTCCGTAGTAGCATTAACTGCCATAGTTTGTCCAAGAACTTGACCTTCAGCATCGTCATCGGAATCCAGAACCTCGACTGATCCTGCTGTTCCATTAGAACGAACAACTGGTCCTGTCAAAGTAATTGTACCATCAGTTAAAACTGCAGCAGGTCCACCAGTTTGGAACCAACCATAGTAAGACGCTGTCATGTCAATTGTTGTCACTCCAACAGCTGGTCCAGTATGTGTAGTCGGAGCTACAATTACCGCACTATATGGGTTTTCCATTAATGATAGCTGTGAGCTAGTAGTCAATGCTGTTGCTAAATCATCGTAACAAGTAAAAGATATACTCGCATCGTCTGAATGATCGTGAGCATCATGAGTCTTAATTCTCAAACATTGCCCTTCGCCATTTACATCATTTACCCAAAGATATCCTTCGGCATATTGATCTGCTGTAATATCTGTACCATTTGTTTCAATAGATATTGCTGTTTCGCCAGCTGCCACTGCAGCTGTTGCTGTACAATTTGTGTGGTCTGCACCAACACGTGCTTTTGATTGTACCACTTTACCAGCAGTTATTCCAGAACCACCATTTTTTCCATATCTGAATTCTCTGTCATTAACAATCAATTTTGATCCAAGTGGAAATAATTGACTTGAGCTTTCAGAGAAATGATCAACAGTATTTTCTGGGCTTCCACCTTTACCTACAATAAGGTCAGATGGTGCGTAAGATGTAGCTGCTGTGTACTTTAGGTGTGTGCCTTGTAATTTGCCGTATTTCGTTTCAGCACCAGTAGTTGAATTAACAGTAACGGATACAAATCCGTTCGTGCTTTTCGATCTTACTGGTCCTGTAAAAGTTGTATTAGCCATTTTAAATTCCTCGTAGTTAAATCATACCGTCGCTTCTACGATCGTCTGCTAGGACAGTCGGCATAATTAAGTTATCCTAGTAAAAGAGGGCGAACTTACTTCGCCCTCCTTAAAAAATTATTGCTTATCCTCCAGAAGAGCCATACATAGCTCTCCAATCAGACCAACCGAAGCTATATCTCTCACGAGCTTTATAGCGCACATTACCAGTATTGAAGTCTCCTTCCATACCAGAACTAATAGCAGCACGTTGAAAGTGCTTCATGCCATTAGGTGCATCGGTTTTTACAAACCAAGCGTCTGTATCAGTTAGATAATGGTTTACCACATAACCTTGTGGAAGCATACCCGAACTTCTAAGAGCATTAATATCATTGTCAGCTGTCGCGACTCTGAGATTAGAAGCCATTAGTCTCTCAGCAATAAACTGAGAATTTACAGGGATGATTAATTTTATTGCCTTATTGGCAGTTTTTAATCCCCTTTCATCAGTGAATTTTGCAATATCAATCATTGCATTTTCCACAGATGTTTCGTTAAGGTCTGCATCCGTGCTAGGTTTGTTTGAACCATTACTAGCTTGTGTTAGTGTATGAGCTGTGTTCAAAAGAGAAACAGCGTCTCCACCAGTGTAAGAAGAACTGAATGCATTATTTAATACATTAGCTCCTTTCACTTGTTTTGTATGCATCATACTACGAGCTAACGCTCTAGTGTATCTTGCAGAAATTCGGTCATAAAGGTTATCCTCTACAGCCTCTTCTGTCAAAGAAAATGCTAAAGCAATAGTTTCGTGAGTATATCTTGCAGTCCAAGCTTCTTGTGCACTATCGTAAGTGACACCTGTGCCTTCAGGTTTAACCTGACCTGCACCGAAGCCTGTAAGCATTACTTCCTCTTCAAACGCTCTGTCTGAAGATTCAGTGTCAAAGATCTCTGCGTGCTCATTGTCGTACCGTGAGTACTCTAGTCCGAACAACGCATTCAATCCAGGTTCTAGCTCTTTGACGAGCTGGGCTCTAGTTATTGCCATGTGTTATTTCTCCTATGTACCAGTGGTTTGTCTATAAGCATGCTCATTGATAATAACATACCAGTTACTGTTTGCAGTACTAGTGTCTGTATTATCAGGATCTTTAGACCTGCCTATGATTCTTAACTGTGCTGTGCCCGAACCAGTAATGGTTTCACTAAGCTCAGTGGTTGAAACTCCAGTAGTAGTGGAGCCAGAGACTCCCGCACTATCTGCGTTTGCATTAATTGCTGCATCCGTTACTGTTCCATCAGTCTGAACTTCATAAACGACATCAGGATCGTCACATACAAAAGCTACTGCATCTGTTGCCGCATTACTTGGCCAATATCTTGACCAAGTAGGCTTAGAAGAAGTAGGATCAGTATAGAAACATCCTGTAAATACGCCAAGAATGTCAGTTGAGTCCGCAGCTGCGATAGCACAACCGCCTGCAGCAGTAGCTATCACTAAGCTACCTGTATACATTGCGCTTGCACTTGCAGCAATTGCATACTCATTAGTACGAATCTCGCCACCAGTTAAGTGTCTCACAGGTCTTAAACCAAAAGCTCCATCACTGTTTGCCATGGTTATATCCTCCTTGAGTTACTTAAATTCGGCTACCTTCACTTCTGCTTATCAGAAACATTAGGTCCACCGAAAGATACCCTCGTTTGCCTATCCCTATGGATTGGCATCGCTGGATGTTGTTCCTTCATGAGATCATTGTCAACAGCGTCCATTTGATCTTGATTCATTTGGGCGTAGTAGGTTTCCCGTTCCTTGACAGTCTCCTCAGGAATCTTCGCTAAAATAAGTCCTCCGACACCGATGACACCTGCATGTTTACCGTCTGCCACTGTAGGGAGTTCCCAATCTGGATGATCCGCTGATCGTACTGGTTCGTAACCCTCACGTCTACGTTTTGACATATTTGTGGGATCTTGTTGACCTAGTACAGCTTCTCGGATCCATCTATAATGGTACCCATTTGGTGCTTTCGGGGTTTCCAACATTGCTGGTGGTTGCCATGGTCTTCGTTTCGCTTGTTTTTCGCGAGTTTCTTCAGCACGTGGAGTTTTATCTATTTGTTCAGTAGCCATGATTCTACGCCTCCTTGACGTGTTTAGCATATTCTTCTAAAGGCACACCTAATTTAGTTGCAATAGCAACTTGGCTAGGCGTGAGTTTCACCGTTCTGCGTCCAGATCGAACGTTCCTATTAGCAGGAGCAACTGCAGATTTTACAACCTTTTTGGTTGTTCTCTCTGCTACTTCTGCCGACTCCCCAAACTTATGAGGAAACTCTTTTCGCATACGCTTATCTATTTCAGCGTAGTACTCATCAGATTTTGGATCAAAGCCATCAACCTCTACTACTCTCTTATGAATACCGAAAGCAGCATATGTCATAGCCTCATCTTTACCAAACCAACTATTGTCACTAGCCCATTCTTCTGCTCTTGGGTCAGGTTTCGCTGGTGGAGCAGGTTCTTTGGGTCTAGGTTCTGATTTTTCAACTGGTTTCTCGCTAGAAACAGGAACTAAATCGAGATTCGCCTGAGCAACTTGTAATTTCGCAAGTTCTTCATTTGCCTCAATAATTTTATCAGTATCTCCACCCTCATAGGCTGATTTATACTTGGTCTTAGCTGCCTCTAGTTGCGATTTAATAGATACAGCTTTTTCTGTCTGAAAAGTCTTACTAAATTCAGCTTGTTTCTTTTCTAAAGACTCAACCTGAATTTGTACACCTTTTGCATAGTCCAATGCAGCTTTTTCTCGTCTTTCTGCCTCACGCATCTTACGAGTAAGTCTGTCAATTCGTTTTTGAACTGTCGAACTATACTGTTCAACTTCCTCTTCGGAAGTTTCTTCTGTTGAAGTCTCTACCTTAATAGAGTCTTCCTTAGGAGTAATTTTTTCTGTATTAACTATATTTTCCTGAGATTTCTCTTTTATTTCGATTTCTACAGGCTCTACTCCGTCCGTTGGCAAGGGGACAGACTTGCTGTCCGCCATTGTTTGCACTTGTGGCATGGTTTACCTCCATGGTTTAATGCTCCTATATTTAGAGCTTATTTTATAAAATGTAAAGACTTTTTTATGTATTAAATACATCTTCGGGATTATTTATTGTCGCAAGGATCTCATCATCGTTCAAAATTCGCATTTCTCCTCCCTCGATTTTAAAGCGAGCTCCTGCGTATCTCCCAAAAATTACCCAATCTTTTTCCTTACACCATGGTCCATCAGGATATTTTGCCTTATCCTTATAGGCATCAGGACCTAACGAAACAACATATCCCACAACTGTAGCGTAGGATTCTCGGTCTAAAGTCTGATCAGGTATATATATTCCCCCTTTCGTCTTAGAAGACATTGTGTAGGGAAGTATTAAGACTCTCCATCCCGTTGGCTTCGGAAGTCTCTCCAAAACCGTTATATCCATTTTACTTGGGTCTAGTACCTTCTTTACATCTTCCTGATTTACATATTTGTCTAATAATGCAAATTTTTTAGTTTGAATATCTTCTTCTTTCTTTTTAGTTGCTGCTTTCATCTATCCTCTCATAGTTTTTTAAAATTGATTGTATTTCTTGCTCTACAAATGTTAATCCCCTTATTTCTCCAACAAATTCTCTATATTGGACAAAATCCTTAGCTCCACCTGTTATGAGAATTTCTCCTATTTCCTTTTGTCTTTCTCTATTCTTCTTTAACAAGTAGTCTGATAGTGCTAATTCATCCATTAATTACCATACTTTATTCTTTGGTTTATCAACATTGACCCCCTTCACCTTCTCATAGCTACGCAATGCTCCCATTCCAAGCAAAGCCATAACTAGTGGCATAAGAGTTGCCATGTCTAGTTCTGGAAGCGGTTTTGTTTCCCAATTCATTGTAGCAATGAGAAACATGAGAAATTGCTTTAAAACAAATTCCCAGAATATTGCTAAGGCACAACTAAATCCAATCAGTGGACGCCATATTCTCTGAATTGTTCCTGAGATTCCCCCTGCTTTACTTTGAGCATCAGCAAGGTTTATATCCATTTGACGCTTCTTAAGTTCCGCCTCAATTTTTGCAATAGTATTCTTAGCTGCAAGACGTTCCTCGTCACTAGTGTGAATTTCGTCAATAATGGTGCCCACGGTTTTGAGGGCACCACCACCGAATAATTTACTTGCGAGCTTTAACATGGGATTACGCTGCTCCTGTAGTCATCTTATATAAGACGAATAGAACAACGACAACAATGATACCAGCTTTTA